CATTAGAGCCACCTGTAGTTATAGAAAATTTATTATATAATTCTTTTGCTTTTTCTTTTGGTGTCATAATTCTATTGTTTAAAATAATCTTCAAATGCTTTTAATGTTCTATAAGTACATGTTCCCTTTTTAAATGACTTAACCAATGTTGATTTACTTATCTTGTATTTACGCTCAATGCGCCCATGGTCACCCCATTGTAGCATAGAATAATATTGTTTAGGTATCCTGTATTGTTTATAGCCTTGCGGATACAATGTTTTACGATGATGTATCTTGCGTATCTCATTTAATACAATATCAGTCGCAATGCTTAACTGCTCGGATGCGTTTAGTTTTATCTCTGCTTCCTTGCGTGACTTGTTATATTCTTCAAGTATTGATATGGCTTCGTCTAATTTCATTTTAAATTAATTATTTCGTCACAATCATTTAAGTGTTTCATTTCTTCCTTATATAGCTCCAAAACTTTAATTGTTTTATCAATATCAGATAGCCATTGACCTTTCTTTCTGCATCTTACTAATCGTTTGATTGCGTCAAACTCCCATGCGTTTAGCTCATGATGTTCAGCGAATTTATAAAGGCTACCTTGTTCGTTGTTATAGTGTTTGTATTCCATAGTTATTTAATTTTAGATAGTAAATATTTAAGTTCTGCCGCTTCAGAATAATCGAGGAAGTTTTTTTTGCTTTGGGTTATTTCTAACCCATTGCCGTTGTCAATTATTTTATAAGCTACTTTTCCTTTTAACTCTGCTCCCCAGTCATCTGATGGGTCGTATGTTAACACGTATGTATCTTCGCTTTTGTAGTATATATACTTGCAACTTCCTATTTTTACTTTTTTCATAATTTTTCAATTTCTTTTTTTACGTTTATCCAATATCTCATTGTTGAATGAATGTCAGTATTAAATGGGTTTGAATGTGGGTTAGAACTAATTACATTATTTACTGTAACCAAAGCGCATTTTTTAGCTATTGAGGTACATAGAATTTCACATCCGCAGTCGGTATCTTCATCCATTAATATCATTTTAAAATGAGTTATTAGCTCCTCTGCTTTTTCTTGTGGTGTCATTTTATCTGCAAATTAGTATTAGTAATTATTGAACACCCTTGTATTTGTTCACCATTCTGTAAAGCTTGTTTAATTTTCATCTTATCAGCTTGTTCGGTAACTTTAATCGTTTTATATTCGCTAGGTAAACTATTCACGTCATCAACCTCAACCGATTGCGATTTTCTGAATGATAGTTTAATCAATGGGCTTTCTATCTTATCAACTTCAAAAGTATGCATAGCATGAGTAATATTAGCTTTTAAGCGTTCTGCTAAGTTCTGACGCACTTTCTTTAATTGGCTTAACCTTTTTATCTCAGCGTCAATAACGTCGCTCTCAAAGTCTAATTTGCGAATAACATACGCATAGTTAACACCTTTGCTTTGCAGTTGCTCTTTTGCTATTTGTAAGTTTAGTTCTTGTTGCGGAGTTATTTCTCCCTCCGCTTCAATGATTTGGTTTATTAATAACTGATATTCGTTTTCTATTTGATATATTGATTTGTCCATAACTATTTTAATTTTGATTTCAATTCCTTAGCTAATAATACAACTGGCATAAATGTTTGCTCTACCTTTGTTAATTTATTCCATTTGTCGGTTAGATCTTCAATACTTGAAGCTGTGATTATCTTAGCCTTTGCAGTTTCTATTTGTTCTGATAATGATGGTTGTGGCTTTTGACTATCAGCATCCGCTTCTGTCTCATCTATAAGTAGAATGCCTCCAAGCGCATACTTTCGAGCATATGAGCTTGCACAGCCTGTGCTTTGCTCTGCACTCATTCCCTTGTGTTCTGCAAGTTCAGCATAACCATATGCAACAACATCATTTATCTTTGCAGTTGCTTTTAAGAACACTTTATTTCCTATTGATACTATTTCATCACTTAGCGTTAATAATGCGTTATACTTCAATAAAATAGGTTTAACAGCTTCTAATATGTCCTCTGCACTTCTATACTTGTAATTACCGAATTTATTTAAGTTACCTTTAGGTACTTTTAATTCGTTTTGTATTTTAATTAGATTTTCCATGTTATAAATAGTTTAATGTTTTTAAATGAATGTCGCTTAATATGTCTGTGATGTCGCTTACTACACCGCTAATAGTGTCTTTCTCGTAAATCTTAATCCAGTTTTCCTCAAGCTCAGAATCAATGTCCCATTTACTCGATACAGTTGTTTTGTAAGTAAATACAATTTTGCAACCTACCACATAATGACTTCCTGTAAAGATTTCATAACGTACTGTCATCTGTTTGTCCGCTTGAATACGTCCGTTTGTTAGCTCGTAGAACTCGATAGTTGTATCAACTAAGCCCCTTAAATAATCTGTGTTTATTTCCATTGTCTTAAAGAAAAAAGCCTCTGATTAGATGTGAGAGAGTCTAACCAAAGGCTTTAATGTTTAATTTTTTACGTTTGTCGCTCTCACCCGACTTGGCAAATTTACAAAAAATTATTTAATCTTTTACAAATATTCCGTTTTATTTATTTTTATCTAATAAACTTTGAACTGCTCTTTTTGTTCTTGTCATTGAGTTTGATTTCTTTAATAACCACATTGCATATTGGTAGTCGTTTTTAATTACCCATGAAACAAGCTTACCTTTGTATTTACCAAATTGTACTTTTTGTTCTTCTGATTTCATTATTTAATCTTTTACAAAAATTCCATTGATTGTTTTACCTTTTCTTTCTTTGATAACGTTGTAAGCATCTACTAAACATTGTTCGTAATCATAGCCTAACTGTTTGCAAAGGATTATTAACACTACTTGTATGTCACCTATTGCGTCCACAACTTCGCTATGTTTATTCTTAGCCATTGCCCCAGCTAATTCTCCGCACTCTTCGAATAATTTCAATATTTGTCGATTAGCGTTTTCGGGCTTCAAGATACCTCTTTCTTCTGCCCATTGTAATATTAACTCATTCATAATTTAATCTTTCTTTTAGTTAAGCGAACACCTCTGAATAGTAATCGTCAATAATTTTACCAAATGTTTTTTTATCTCTTTCAATTAATTCATCTATTGTAAGCGAATGTTCTTCCATTTCTCTTTTTAAATACCTAAAAATGCTATCTCTATCATAATTAACATTACCTTCTGAATCACATATCATCACAAAAACTGGAGGTATTTTGTCAAATATACCAGCTTGGTATTTTTCAACACTCCCAAAATGTAAAATTAATTTATCTCTTTTTTTAATTGTTTCTTCATTCATAATTACCAAGGCAAATCGTTATCTGCTAAATCTTGCGCAGTATTTTGGTTAATTACTTCTTGACTAACTGGCTTCACATATGGCTCCTGAAATGATGCGCTGAAATACTTTGAGCCTGTTTTAGATTCCTTAACCCATAAAGATATTTCCATATCTTTGCCATTTACGTTTACTTTGCCACGGTATGAAGGCTGGTTACCTGTTGCTTTTTCGTTCTTAAATATTGCGCCTGAGTTGTTCTTAATTTCCATTTTGTTTTAAATTTTATAAGTTAATAATAGTTTGTGAATGTTTTTGTGTTCTTCAATTATTGCATCTTTTTCTTTTTGCTTTAATATCTGAAAGTCTAAAGGGCTATTAATTAGATCCGTTAATCCTTTAAAATATTGGCGCATTTGATAGCTGTCATAGTCTGCTTTTTCTCCTATTATGTTTGGATTTTCAGCGTTTAACAAGGCTTTAAGATACTCAAAATCTTCGTTTGTTATGTTATAGCGATTAACATATTTTTCCTGTCTTTTAACTTTCTTTTCAAATAATATACGGCTCTCAACTGATAAGCTTCGATACATCGGGAAGAAATCTTTAGGCTCTATTATCTTGTAGTCTTTCATCTCTTTTTAGTTTAGCTTCTATTACACGTTTTAATAGCTCTTCGTTAAATGTTGATCTAATTTGGTTTTCAACATTCTTATTTAGCCAAAAACGTTTTATGGCTTCGTTGTTAAAGTTTAGAGGAAAAATATGATTACACATAATACAAAGGTTAAGTCGGTTAATATTCTTTTTGCTAGTGGGGATAATTCGTCGTTTAATTCGTTTTCCATGATTTCTATTTTTTAATTTTTGGTCTTTCTTCTAATAACATTTGTACAAATACTTTGAATGTGCTTCCATTTGCTTTGGCAATGTCAGACCAATAGGCAATCGTTTCGGGAGTTAAGTGGATTAATTTTGCTTTCTTCATATTATATCTAAGATTATGTAATTTGAATTTTTGTATTCTTTCAATCTATTGCTATTTGTAACCGTTGTAACAAATTCTCCATCTTTCGTAAAGACTACTTTTATTACTGAGTGATTTTCGTAGTTATATTTGCTCATGGTTAGCTTGTATTATTCTAATTTGATAATGATATTTTTTTAATTCAATTAACTGTCCTTCAGTTGGCGTGAAGTAAATCCATTCTTCACGCCATTTACTAAAATATTGATACATTTAATTTGTTTCATAAGTTGATAAATCATTGAATTGTTTAACTTGTGCTACTAATTTAGCGTATAATTTAGTTCCTATTGTTACTGTTTGACCTAAAATTTTAACTGTTTGTTTTACCTTTTTCATAATTTCTAGTTTTTACTTGTTGTTATCTGAGTGTAAAGATATATTCTTTTTCTCTATATACCAAATATATTTTAAAAATATATACAAATATTATATAACTCATTGAAAATCAACACAATAAAATTAATAGGTAAATAAAAAAAGGGAGGGGATTATTTGTCCCCTCCCATCACAAGTAAAAGTAAATAAATGGTAGATATTACCGTAAAGATACGATTATCTAAGCAAAGCACCAAGCCCAACGGCCGAAATTATCCCTATACTTATATTTTTTCTTTTAATTTTTTTGTTTAACTTAACAATCTGCAAGCTGTCAGCATACAACATATCGTTTTGTTTGTTGATTAGATCACGTTGAATCCTGTACAAATCACGTTGCTCGTTTATCAATAACATTTGGCTTTCAATGATACTATCGTTTAAACTTAAATAATCATTGCAGTTATTAACTAACATAGTGATATAATTTTTGCAAGTGTCTGGAGCCGCTATGTAAATACTATCAGTTTTTTGTTTGTAAACTATTTTAACCCTTTGCTTTACTTTCAATAAACTATCAACTTTCAAACTATCCTTGTTGATGTTTACAAGCTTAGTCACGATTAACGTGTCGGTTATTCTTTCAGTTCTTATTGCTTCATCTTTACTACATGTTTGAAATAATAGAATAAAAGCTATAATTGCAAATAAACTAATAGATAAATATTTATTTAGGCTCATTGCTTTTTAATTTTTGGTAGGTTGTCATTCCGAATAAAGCACTAATGAAAGTATAATCAATAATCAACACTTCACCTAACTGCGTTAAATCCCCTAAATTAAGCCATTTAACGTGCGCTAATATCACAAGTGATACAATTACAAAGGCTGTCAGTTTACGTGCGCTGTAGCCGTGATTTGTATTATCTAATGACGCTAATAATTTCTTAATCATTTCGCTATGGTTATAAATACTTTTTCACCCCTACTTTTAGCCGTTTGTATTTTAGAATAAAGTAAGTTAGTCGCCGCCGTACTTTCAGTTACCATGTTGTTAGCTCTTTTTCGGCCAGGAAGCAAACAACCCAAACTGTCTTTTTCTGTATTACCTGTATGTATGCGTATTCCCTCATATCCGCTAACATTCAATAAAATAGGCATCATCTTTTTGAACCTTGCGCTCATAGTCCAGTCTATCTCATAACGTCCATAAGGGATGCAAGTTTTACCGAATACTTTTCGTGCTGTAATTTCTTGAATAGTCATTGTACTTGTTAGCCCTCTATCTTTATCCTCAAGTATAAAACATTCAAACTGTCCATCAATGCTTAATCTGCCAATGGTTGATTCTTCGGTAAATGTTTCTCGTTTTAAATATAATTCCATTTTTTTAAATAAATAGTTGTGTCGTCTTTCAGTCATTAAAACATTTCTTCTATGTCATTCTTTGGCTTAACTGCTTCGGGTTGTCTTAACTCAATGGCAAAAGATTTGCGTCTTGCATCATCGCAACAATTAGTTTTTATCTCATTGATTTGATACTGCAAATGCTCAATCTCATAATGTTTCTCGGTGTTTAGCTCTCTAATATCAGATTTAATAGCGTAGTACATTCCCGATAAACCAGCGGCAAAGGTGACTAATTTTATTGCATTTTCAGTATTTAACATAACTATGGTAATGGTGGTGTTGGTGGTGCTACAAATGGACTCAATGGTATTTCTAACAAATACGCATAAGGTGTATTTGCTAAATCAATTTCATCCTGTTCGCTTAAAAATAAAAAGTAAATTCCGTTGACATCTTGCACAAAATTTAAAAAAGTATCAGAGTCAATAAATTGACCTTGTAGCTGTTCAGCTTGTTGATTAGTTACTATTCTTCCTTCCATTATCCTATAATTGTTTGTCGTCCTAAAGTTGTTTGATATGTTTGAACTGCATTGTAAAATGATAGTGCTTCAGCGTCTGTTAAGCCGTCACCAATGGACGCGAAGGCTATTTGATTTGAAGCATAGTAATAAATGCCAGTGTTAACAGCTCCTAAAAAAGTATTATTAGCTGTTAATCCAGATGAAGTTACTGTTATCGAATTTTGAGTTGAATTTTTTTGCATTACTATTCCAGTGCTTGTTGTTCTTTTCACTAAAAAGAAACCTTTTGCATCTGTATTAGCTAAACTCGATGAAGTGTTTTGATTAACTGCACCATAAAATAAATTTGCATTTTTTGGTAAAATTATTAGTTGTTTCGCAAAAGTTGGAGTTCCATCGTTTGACCCCATTAATGCGGCATTTGATTCGTTGTTATCCCTAGAGTAAACACTTATATGTGTGTTATTAGTTGATAAAGAAATTGATGGAGCTAGTTTAGTATCAGCATATGCCGTTGATGGAAACATCCCTGTTGATGAATGCGTCCACCCCGTTGAAAAAGTTAATCTAAAAGCTAAATCTAAATCTCTTGGGTCTTTTAAATTCCATTTATGCGAACTCGCAGAGCCACCAACTATCGGATACAATGCTTTCATCTTAGACCAAATGTTAGCATATTTCAAATTAAGCACCAACGTATTAACAGCACTTTTTTGAGTGGTGTCAGTAATACTTGCTGCTGTAAAGAAAGCTAATGCATCAGCATCATAAGCTGGCGCCGTGCTTATTGGCTTACTTGTATTAGTGACGCTTATACCTCGAGCTATTCGCATAATTAATATAAAATAATAGAACCACTTGTTAACGTAACAGCACTAATACGAGTGCCATAAGGTGCAACGTGTAACTCACCAGCTTTCAATGTAACCGCTGAAATTCCTAATGTTGTCAATAGGTTTGATGTTGCACTTGTTTGGTTATCAGTACCAGTTAACGTGCCAATTACTGTATCTTCGCGAACGTAAAATTGTGAAAAATTTAATCCCGTTTGCGCTCCAGTACCAGTAACTGTTTTAGAACCTGCATAGCCGCCCATACGATTAACCATTGCATCATTTATTTCTTGTAACATAATTGTAATGTTTTAAATTAAAGTAATATTTTTTCTGTTTAGTTATAAAAATTTTCAGGCACTTGGAATAATAAAGCAAATCCCCTGTATGCTTCGCCCTCTGCATTTAAGCAATCAAAAGTAAACCTGTCAGATTCTAAAATTGGATTCTTAATATAGTCCGTTCTGTCATCTAAAAACTGTTGTACGTTGTCGGTTAATTGTGAAACCCCAATGTTTTCGGGGCAGTCAGGACGATTAAAATAGATTAATGTGTTCATTATGATTTTGCTAATAGTTTGTAATTTACTCCGTTTATTTTTATAGTTACAGTTGTATCACTTGTAACTGTTTCGGTCGTAACCGTTTGTGTTAATTCAATGTTTCCGCCAAATTTAGCCTTACCATTTGTGCCAAATGAATAATTATTTGTGACCGTTGCATTTGTGCCAATAGTAGGCGATTCAATAAATAAATTATATACATCTGTAGCTGTTGAAGCACCAACAAATGAAATTGTATTTGTTGTAAAATGATTAAAATATTGAGTTGATAAAGCACCTGTAGCCCATTGTTTATTTGCGCCTGTGACTTTAAAATTAGGAATATTAGTTGATAATGTTTGATTTGTATTTGCCGATGCAACATAATCAAAATTAATAGGTGAACCACTTGCAGAGCTAAGAGGCGTATGTCTTTGAAACCCAGCGTTAATTCTGATTAAATTATTTGCCGCGTTTTGAATATATAAAGCATTATTAACACGACCGTTTAAATATACGTTACTCGTATCGTCTGCGAGTATATAGTTACTTCCCGATGGTGTAGATTGGTTGATATAGATAGCACCCGATGACCCCGAACCAAATAAACTACCAATGTCAATAGTTGCCGTGTCTTGACCTATTCTTACCCGTCTTTGATTTGTAGCCGATGCATTACCTATTAATAGATTTCCTATTGTAAATAAATTAGCTTTTAAATTAGCCCACGTTAATCGCTTCCATAATGAAGCCGTGCTATCTTTGATAAGTAAACTATCAGCATCAATAGGTGTTGTATAGCTTACATCCCCTACGTTATGGAGCTCTTCTAATTCCCAACCGTTAGCAATCTTGGTGTAAATTTTTCCATGTTGAGCGTGTGCGTATTCCACATACCCAATAATTACCGTGTGACCAGTTAACCCTGTTGGCTTTACATTGGTTAAAGAACCCGCCGTTGTAGGACTTAAATATAATACGTCCCCATCCGTCCACGTTTCTCCCTGTAAACTTCCTGTTGTATTTACCTCAACTATTTGTCCTAATATAACAACCTTACCTTCTTGGTTAACGTTTATATTTTCCTTAACTAAACCAATAGTATCAGCTGAATTATTATCGTTATTTGCTTGAGCAAAATCAACTGCTAAACGTTGACCTTGAGCTGTTGAAACCTTAACAGCTTGGTAGTTTGAAGCTAATAAATTAACACCTGTTTTGTTTACAACAGTTGCCGTAACAAGTTGAGTTTCTTGAGCTAATCCTTGAAAAACTAAATTCTGTAATTGAGTAGTTCCGTCTCCTATTTTATATTGACCCGTTTGTTGTAAGTAAACTACTTGACCAGCTAACAAAACAAGCGTTGCGTTGGCCGTGAACCACGCAGAATTTTTATAACCTAATTGAATGTTTACGTTTGCCATTATGTTAAAGGTTGAATGATTGTTGATGTGTTATTTGTAATGGTATCAATGATGTTTTGTAATACCTCAACTGTATATGTGCCACTTGTTGTAAATGTTTGCAAGGTGTTACCGTTTTGGTCTTTGATTAATACCTCGAAGTCACCGCATTGAATGTTGTATTGTCCGTCAATATAAATGTAATTATTGTCGAATATATTACCGTTATTTATTGGTAAGTTGCATGAGTAGTTCCCAATATGAGAACTAATAGACACTTCAAAGAACCAGCCTGATACCATGTCATCACGATCTTCAGTGTAGTCAGTTAATGATGTGTTTGGTTGTATCTTAATGCCGATTTCTCCATCGTCCGATATTTGTTCTAAGTAGTTAAGTAAATCATAAGCTATCATCTCACAATCGCTTAGGACATGCGTTTCGTTGCTTTCGTCTAAATTAACCTTATCACTAATATCAATGACAAATTTACGTTCAATAACATTATTAGTTATTGATGACGATGTTAACGAACACCATAACAAAGGGTATTGAATCGGACTACTCGCGCCAACTTCCCACTTATCGCCGAAATAAAAACTATTTAGGCTTTTGTGTTTTGAAGAAAAGTTTTTTAAAATCTCGATTGTTTGGTTTAATGTCAGCATATACTTGAGGCTTTAAAACCTTTAATTTTTCTATTATTTTCTTTTCGTTTGCTTTGCTCATAAATTAATATGTCCAGCCGAAATCAGTTAATTGGTCGTTATCACTTGGATTTACTTTTCTGATAATATAGTCATCATTGATAAATATTCCTGTAGATAAGTTAGTTAACGACCTGTTCATCCCTTCGCTATTATAAGTATTATAAAGAGGGAATGTTGACGAATATTTTATAAGATATTTAGTCAATAATTCAGCGTAACGCTCACCGATTGACCGCCATTCATCCTTAACTACTTTCATTTCGCTTTCACTGATAGGTTGTGAATTTTCCGATGACTTGACCATAACTCCTTTGTTAGTGTATCTGTATTTAAGTATGGTTGTCGCTTCCATTAAAATATACCAATGAAGCATTTTTTGGATATACTTTTTAATCAAATTAGTCTCATCAACGGATAAAGTATTTGCAGTTATTTTATCCTGTAAATCTTCGAATAAAGGAGTTCCCAAAACTTGTTGTAAATACAAATCTTGTATCATGATTATTGAAGGTTGCAATAGCTCCCAATCTGTATTGTCATTGATTAAAGATTTATCCTTTAAATATTGCTGTGATATAAATAATGCATCCATCTTATTTGTCTATTCTAATTGTTTTTGCTTTCCATATATGACGGCAATATGGTGTTGTTTCTCCAGTGTTTCCGTTTGTCCACCATCCACCCCTGTAATCAAAAGTATTGAATCCAAACTCATTTTCCATCTTTTCAAGTTGCTCATAAGTCCAATGATTACCTACACTTTTCTCCATTAAATCTTGACAGTATTTACGTGAGTTTCCTTTTAATGGCGGTGTTGGCTTTCTTACTGCGTATTTATAAACTGTTTTAATTTCAGTTGTTTTAATCGGCTCACTTTTTTTTTCAATGCCTTTGTCAGTGATGTCATAAGCCTTTGCATTCTTTTCAATTAATCCCTTTTCTTTTAGTCTAAAAATTGATTGCTTAATCTTGTTAATATCAACTTTCAAAAGTCTCGCAAGCTCTTCTTGTGTTAGCGTTGG